CTCTTCGCTTGGGTTTATAAGTATTGTTTCAACTTCGTAATCATCAAAAGAAACTAAAAACTCTGGTTCTTCAAATACTTGTATTTCAGTATAGATTTCTTCAATTACGTTAAAGTCTGGAAGTGGATCAATGTCGCCTATACTGTATTCTTCAAAATCCAATTCAAATAATATTTCCTCTGTTTCAAAAAAGACCACTTCCTCATAAGGTTCTTCAAAGAAAAGTTCCTCTTCAAAAATAAAAATATCTTCTTCATAGGAAGTTTGGCCCATTTGAATATTGGTATCTTCTTCGTAACCATAATCAAAGTTATCTTCTATGAAATAAGCTACAGACGCTTCTTGTGTGTACCCAGCACAAAAGGGTGCGTATTGTGGATCTTCGTCACATTGTTGGTCATCATAGGCTTCCCAATAAGAAGGACAGGATTCACTATACAGCTGTGTAATATTACATTGTTGGGTTAGATAAGCAGCTGCGTAACCAGCACAACTAGAATTATTTAAAGGATCACTACAGTCAATGGAATTATCTGAACCATCGCTGTATAAAGAACCGCCATTCTCTAATGTGGTGTTATACGAGGTGCTATTCCAGTTGGTGTTTACGCACGAACTAGAATTAGTTGTTCCTGTGTTACATTCATCGTGGAAAAGATAAGTGTATATCTTAGAGGTGGTTGGGCCTTGCTCTCCTATTAGAACATCATGGTTAATAACATTTAATGCACCGTATCTAAATTCATAAGAGTTATTATTCCAAAGGATTACTTCAAAGCTATTGTCTGTATTACTCCTGTTATATTCTCTAAGGTTATACCAACCAAAAACAGACTTATCGGTAAAGTTTTTGGCTAACATTTTTGAACCATTGTCTCTAATTAAATCAGTCCAAAAAGGAAATAGTGTGTTGGTGTATTGAGGGAGTGGATCAGGTGTGTAATCACCACAATAGTTATTGTAGTTTACATTTCCTGTTCCCAATCCAAAGTGTAAACAGCCATTGGTTGCCATTCTTACTGAATCGTAGTCGTTGCCATAAAAGGTAAACGTATTGTCTAAATTAAAAGCACTAGATAGTTGGTCGTCACCAACATTAAAGTTAGTAGTTCCTGTTTGATTGGTTAAATCAAAAAGGTCTTGGTTGTTTTCATAGATGTACGCAGCTTGAAGAAAGTTGCACGCTAAGAGTAAACAACTAGCTTGCCATAAACTCTTTAGCACAAGTTCTTCCTGACTTCTTTTTACCTTCTGAATTACGAGTTTGTTTACATTTGCTTATGTATTTTGACCTAACTTCATCGTAGTCTGGTCTATCCATTTTATTAGATGCCCAAGCTCGTTTAGCTTCTTTACCTACTTTGCCTTGATATGGACATGGAGTTCCAGCCATTTCCATAGCTTTAAACACTCTTTCGTCTTGGCAAAGAATAGCTACAGACGCTACTTTCATGCCAGTATCGTATAAGTATTTAGATAGCTTTAATCGCTCACAGTTCTCATCTCTAACTGTTCTACCTGTAGATATACCAAATACCTGACCTTGAAACGCTCCTGATCTACCAACAGTACACAGGTCTTGTGAATAAGACATGATGCTTGGTGCGATAGCTGAAGCTGGGGGTGCTTTATTTTTTATATTTTGATTTATAGTTTGTGTTGAGTTCGATTCATTTATATTTCTATTTGTATTGTCTGATTTTGAATTGTTGTTGTTCTGATTTACGTTATTTGTTTGTACGCTTGATTCAGACTTACTTTCGTTTTTGTTTATATTTGTGTTGTTGCTCGTAGAAGTCGATGTATTCGTGTTCTCGTTTACATTAGTGTTATTTGAGGTGCTAGTGTTTGTGTTATTAACATTCTGATTAACTGTTGAATTAACATTTGACGTTGATGTTGACGTATTAACATTTGTATTAGCGTTAGTGTTACTCGTTGTAGCTGTTGAAGTCGCTGTCGTTGTGTTTACGTTGTTATTATTTGCCGTAGACGTATTGACGTTGGTATTTGTATTCGTATTTGTTGCGGTTGCAGTTGAAGTATTGGTGTTTGTCGCAGTCGTAGTGGTTGTGTTCGTATTCGTGTTCGTATTTGTATTTGTATTCGTATTCGTATTGGTATTGGTGTTCGTATTTGTATTATTTGTAGTCGTAGTATTAGTTGTTTCTAAACTATTCTGTTCACAATATTGTTCTCCAGCCGTACAGTCACCTGTCTGCTCTGCAATAGCAATAAAGGGTAAAAATAACACCCCTAAAATAAATATCCTTTTCATTTTTTCTTTTTATATCCAGAAGCATATATAGCTCTGCCTTGTTTTTTAGCTTTCGCTTTAGACTTGTAAGTCTTTCCTGACTTACCCCACTTGTAACCGCCTTTAACTTTCCTTACTGGCATTACTGAACAACATCAGGTTTTATTAAACCTTGTGCTTGTATCTTAGCAGCTTGTCTTAATACCTCTCTGTCACGTTCCATAAGACTCTTAATCTCGGCTACGTTAATCTGCGCTCCATATTTTGCCTGAAGCTCTGCACTTTTCAGCATCATATCCGCTTCAATTTCGTCTCTTCTTCTATCATCTTCCATGATTAGTTTTAGACGATCTGTTTCTGCATCAATAATAGCTTTCTGCGCTGATACTTGAGATTTTTGCAACTCTGCTTCCGCTAACAACGCAGCTGGATCAGGTTGTGGTGGTTGCGGTGGCATTGGAGGGAAGTTTGCGTTAATAAATTGGTTGGAATCCTTAAATCCAGCCATTTCAATCATTTTTTGTAGCGTATTAGCGTACATTTGAGGTGTAACCATAGGGTTTTCAGGCCCTAATTGAGTCATTATTTGCTCTTGTTTTTGAGCCACCATCATCAATGTTTGTACTCTTTCCTCATCACTTGAGTTGGTTATCGCTACATTAACCACTATGTCTTTGTCTGCATCCCATACTCTAGGGTCTATTGGTATAAAGTTGTTGTTTAACCTAACCATTTCTTGTTGGTCTTGGTGTTTAACGATTAAACGATTAACCAATCTAAATAAATCAGTCATGCCTTGTTCAGCAAATATACGAGCAATCATTTCAACTCTACCTTGAGCTGCACTCATGGTCGCTGCTACCGCAGCTTTAGTTGTGCTTTGTAACGCTTCAGCGTTCATACCCATAGACGCTTTAGAAACACCTGTTCTTTGCTCTTTAACTTCGTCTAAGTATTCCAATACTGGAAATGCTTGCGAACCAACAAAAGGAACAGTAAAGGGTTGCACCATCCCTGGTGCGCGCATCCTGATCGGCTGTCCAATATCGGAATTAAGTACATCGTCAATATTAACTTGACCTTCCACTACACCATATCTGGGGAAGATAGAGTGTCCGAGCGAATCGAGAGTATCTCTCATAATTTGTGACTTTGCTCGTTGTAGTGGCATGACGTAATCCGCAATAGAAGTACCGATTGCAGTATGCGGTTCTGGATCAGGGCAAAATAGGACTATGGGGAGATCATCCCATTGCATCACGTTAGCTATGGTTAAACCACTACCAACGGTGCAAACTCTTATGCGCTCTGCAATTCCATCACCATCCAAATCGTAAAATAAATAATGTTCTACATATAAAACATTTCTTGAACCAGGATCACTTCTATCAGCTGCGTAAACATCATCGTAAGGTTGACGCGCTTGTTGGTTATCCCATTCGTCAGCATCAAACTCTGAATCCCCACCGCCAGCGTTTTCACTTATAAAATCGTAGTCGTAACCCATAGCTACCAAGTCGCTTACAGTTTTCATCATTCTGTGAGCAACGTAAGAGCTGGATTTAATATCTCTAGCGTCTCTTGCTATTAATACTTCTTCTGGGGGGATAGCTTCGATGCAAACCTTATTAGATTTCTTAACTCTTCTAATAACCACATCGTATTCAACAGGGAACTCTTGCTCTACTTGTTCACCTGTCATTTCATCTAAAATAATTTGCGTTTCGTATTTAACGCTTTCCTCAACAATCTCTACGTCTGGATCTGAAACCAACGCCATGTATTGTTCTCTATTAAGTCCTGTGTAGTCGTATGTGGAAGAAGTAACTGAATCATCCCAAAACGCCTTGACAAAGCCTGTTTTCCTTACGAGCGCATCTTTAAACGCATCGTATAAAACTTGGAAGCCATGATTCTTTTCTTGGATAACGTGGTTGATGTAATCCGTTTGCTGTTCCGCTAAAGGTATATCTTCAGGGCCACTAGGTACAAACTCGACCACCCTTTTAGTACCAAAGAAAGTACGCAGTAGGGAAGGGAGCATATAGAGAACTGAATCTCTTACGTCTGTTGATATGTATTCCGATTGTAAATCACTACCACCTTCGGGTTCATCGCCCATGTAGTATTTAGTTGCTTCGGCACGATCTTCGCCTATTGCATCTATAAAGTCTTGAGCATCATCAAGTTCAGATTTAAGAACGCCTTGTAGTTGTTGTAAATCTACACCTTCTTCTTCGTTAGTTTCCTCTCGCTCTTTTTTTTCTTCTTTAAGTTCTTCTTTAGCGTATTTATCTGCCATTGGTTATTCCTATGTAATTAACTAATCCGTATAATACGGCTCTTCAATGGCTTCTTGAAAGAGTAGCCACTAAAAGAAAGTGATCCAGAGAAGTTGGCGGCATCTGAAGCCATTGTCAATGCTAAACTATCTGCTAAGTCAGGACTTTTTATGCCCCTTCTTTTCATGGATTCTTTACTTTCCAATTTTATTTTACCACTACTTGTATATTCGTAGCTAGGTGAAACTAATTGAGCCATTAAATCATCATCTGGTGGTAGTCTGCAATCCCTTTGTGCTAACCAGTCTTTAATTTTAAACCACAGTTCAGCACGCAAGTTCAGATAGTTTTTATTAGTTGAGGGAGATTCTGAAACATTGATACCTCTAACTGGTAAATCCAACTCTCGCAATCTATCCACCACACCACTTCCCAAACCAATAACATCCACCAATATTTCTTGTGGTTTATTTTCAAACGTGGCGTTGTCGTATTCAGCTTTGACCGCTCCGCACAGTTGCATTAGATCCATAGACTTATAAGTTTGTATTTCTAAAACAGTATTACCTTGACGTTTACAAAGCGCAGAATTATCGCCACCAAAACGAGCTACATCCAATCCCCATAAAATAGCTTGTTCGGTAGTTAGCGATACCTCTCTGTCAATCGCTGCTCTTACTAAGTCCATTGGGATAACTGTATCGTCATCTGATTTCGGAAACTCACCCAATACCTCAACTCTGGATACGGTGGAGTCCTCTCCGTATTGGTCGAGCATTTGTTGGAATACTTTTTTGTCTGTGCCTTCTACTTCTCTACTGTCTATCTGCTCGGTATTCCAAAAAGATTTAGCACCGTGAAAGCTGTCATAGAAAGGGCCTTGATTTCTTCTAGGGTTGGAGAAAGCGAACCAAAATCTATTTTCGGTGGGTTCTGAAAAGAACCCTTCCGCTACTGAATAGATGGGAGCTGGTATACCTGATGCTTCATCCATGATTAAGCACACGCCATAGTTACTGTGGATACCAGCAAAAGCGTCTGGGTTTTCTTCCGACCAGAGTTGCGCTTGTCCGTAGTAATAGCCTGTGTCTATTTGTAGGTCTTTAACTAAAGATGCTTCAAACCAATCAACAGGTTTAAGCGTGGTCGCAGTTTTATTAAACCAATGTCCATTAATGGATAGCGTTAGCCACTTACCGAGTTCCGCCCATGTTCTTGAGCGCAGCTGTTGTTCGGTGTTAGCAGTTACAATTACAGTCGATCCGAGACGAGTCGATAGCATCCACAATATAATCCAGGCGACCAAAGCGGATTTACCGATTCCACGACCAGATGCAACTGCCAACCTAAACATATTGGGATCAAACTTCCCAGCGTTCTTTTGAATATGGTTTGCCAAATCTCGTAAAATTTTTTCTTGCCACTTGCGAGGGCCTTTAAATCCTTCGAGGGGGGTGCCTTCTTGATCCCAGGGGAAAACGTATTTTACAAAGTTAAGGGGATCGTCTTTTATATTAGCAGTCCATAGATCTGCCATTAACTCTTCTTCTTGTTTTGCGCTGTATTTCATTTTTTATCCAAGTAGGCTTTATAAGAATCCGCTAGAGCTAGTATTGCTGTTAGCGGTGCGTTTTGTTCTTCCAAGTATTTAAGTTGAACCAAGTAAGGTTTATCAGAAGGGTAGTTGCAATCGTTAAGAACGTGCTTTGCAAATGTTCCTGTTTTATCGTCTCTATCAACGTTCTGTAACAGGAAGTGATAGAAGTTCATCCTTGCCCTCTGTATTTCTTTCTATCGTTACGTTTGTTTCTGCCAGCACCAAAGCTGTTTTTAGAATTGCCAATGGATGTTCTTTTATAGCGATGGCGAGATATATCTCTTACCGATAACTGATTAAACTTTGCTTTTCGTACCATTATAAAAAAATAAAATAAGCGACAAGTAATCCAAAAAATAAATTTACAAATAAAAGGGTGAGTTCAGGTCTGTTCATAAAAAATTAAAAAAAATTTAGTTACTATCTACCACAATATATACCCCCAGCTTTTTTTGAAGGGGGGGGTGACTAGAAGATTTAAAACTCTGGAGATAGTGTAGAGAAAAAGACAATCTTCTAATCGTGAAGCAGATGAGGAGGAGAGAGAGCTTCATGTCTTTTGGGGTTTATCTGATTTTTTATCTGTTGATCCTGAAGCGGGAAGCCTTATGTCAGGTACTTTCTCGCCTTCTATAATATTTACTGGTGCGTTTGCGGTGCGTAACCTGGCATTATCAAGGGCCGAACCAATGGAGAGAGTATGGTTCGTCTCTACCCTATCCATCCAGTTTGTAGTGTCTCTATTTTTGAGGTAGAAGATTTGCGCGGTTACGTTTCCTCCTTGCGCGGAACTAAAAAGTGCGTTGGTTACTTCTGCCAGGCCCTTCGCTTCCCCCCTTTTTATAGCTTCCGATAATTCCGAACTTCTCTTTTTATTCTTATTATATGTATCCCAAGAAATGCCTAGAGCTCGCGCTATTTGAGTCGGCCCAAGACCTTGAGCTGCTAAAAGTTCAACCTTATCTATATCTATCTTTATAGGCTTTCTTCCTACTTTTTTAGGGGTTTTTATCTCCATAATGGCTCTATTTTATCTATTTTCTATCATATTAGAACAAATAATGAACAAAAAAGCTTGTATATAGTTCCACTATGTGCAAGAATGTGCATTGTCATTAATAAACGAGGAGAAAAACATGACAATAACTGAAAATGTATATACCGAAGATTTGCAAGATTTCGGACTCATAGAACTTGATGAAGCGGCAAAACTTTTATCAGCCATTAAAAATGGTGTACCTGAAGATTTTGAAAAATGCAAAATTAGAGTAGCTTTTAACAAAAACTCGGGTTACGTCTTTTTAACCAATTCAGAATATCAAGTCGCAATGATTGATGATGAAGGGAAACTATATTCCTTTTATTCCACACCCTACGAAGGAAGAGAAGGAAGCTATAAGGACTTATTAGAAGAGTTTGATGATATGCACCCTGAAGATCAAGAGTATATGAACGATCTGAAACAATTTAATGAGGTCGCGTAATGAAAAACTACAGAACCAATGAGAAAAGATTGCGCCACTATTTCAATGAATCAAGCTTATTAAAAGTTGGATGGCTCGTAGTATTACTGGCATTCTCTTTTGTATTCTTTTACCAACTAGGAGCATAAACAATGAATTGTGAAATTTGTAATCAAGAAATGGAACACTTAGAAAATGTTGGAATGATATGCACTTCATGCGATATAAAACTTGCTTCAGATGAAGATAAAGAAGTTTATGTGGTAGTAACAATGTATAACGGGTTAGTTAGTGATGTGGAAGTATTTAGAGAAGAACCACAAGGAACAGAGGAGATATGTCCTGATACTGATAATGGTGAACACGTCTATTGTTTAACTGTAGAGGATAAATATATTGGGGAGTCCGACAATGAGTGAAAAAATGACAGTAACTTTTTACAGAAAAGAACTTACTTGGTTTGGATATGAAGTAGAAGTTGATGCTGAAACCAATGAAGAAGCTATAGAAAAAATAAAAGATTTTGATTATGTTCCAATAAGAAAAACTGACGAAGATACAGAGTCTGCACAAGAAGAATATGGATTCTTTTACTTTCCTGACGGAACAGAAATAGATGACAGGGAGTCCGACAATGCCTGACGAATACAAACACCAGGCGAACTATGTTGAACGCCAGAAGAAGAAGGGCCTTGTATCTCTTAGGGTATGGATACCAGCTATCTGGCAACAGAAGCTAAGAGACTACGCCCAACAGTTAAGGTCTGAATTTAAACCAATAGAAAGCGAAAGCGAGGAGAAAGGAGATGAGTGAAGTAATTAAAGCAGTTAAAGAAGCAAGTTATGCCCACAATCCTTTAGGAGGGGACTACTTAGACAGTAGAGACATGCTTGCTAGAATTGAATATCTTGAATCTGAATCTGAATTAGATGATGAAGATAAAGATGAATTGAAGTCTTATCAAGAATTGCGAGCAGAAATAGGG